TGTGTTTTTAATAAATAAAAATTTTACTTTGTCACTTGTTGTAATTGCTGTTGGTGCTGTATCATCATCAACGGCTGTATAATCTAAAAAATGTCCGGCAATCAAATCGGTGCTTGTTGTTGTACAAGCTGTTAACTTGTAATACCATTTATCATTCGCATCATCTGGTGTTACCGTCATAGATCCACTAATAGATTTAGAAATCTCATCTGGTAAAACAGTTGCGGTTATATTTATTGTTGCATCATCAGCCATAATTTATCCTTAATCCGTTGATCCCGGTTCTACATCTTTCCATGTTGCCGTTTGTGAATCATCAACTTCATTCCATAAGAAGAAGCTAGGTGATCCAGCCGATAGTGAAATCAAGTTTTGGAATGCTTCTCCAAATGCTGTTTCTTCTCCTACACTTACAGTTATGGCACCAGCAGTTGTTGGTGTTACGTTTGCTCCACCAGTTGCTACCTCTGTACCTAAACTAAATGTTCCAGCACCTGCTGTTGTTACAGCAAATACTGCTGATCCTGTTGCCACTAAAGTTCCAGCACTAGCTGTTGCGGCTTGGCCCATGGAAACATCCACGGTTCCTGCATTAACAACAAGTCCAGATAGCGCTTCTGCTACTCCAAATTGTCCAATTGCTCCGTGTCCTAATAACATTTATCTCCTATGGTTTTGTCGGCCATGTTACGTTTTTTACTTTATCAACAGTATCAAGACCATTTGTTAAATCTCTTAACTCTTGTCTGTAAGTTTTCATATTATCAGCTAAAGTGTTATCTGACAATGCTAGATAATCTGTTTCTGCTAGTAATACATTTCTTTTTTGACGAAGACTTTCTAAGTCTCTATTTAACTGACCATCATCCCATGCTTTTTCTTCTGCATCACGGGCAGTTTCTTCTTCTGCTGTAAATTGTACTTTTACTCCGTTTATATTATGATATCTTGGCATTTTTTCTCCTTATTAATTTATTCCATACATAGAAATAGTTCCTGTGTCTATATTATCACTTTCAAATTTAAATTGAATTGCGTCAATAGCCGATGTGGTATTTGCATATCCACCAACAAAATTATTAATAGAATAATCAGCTTGATGCGACCCTTGAGATGTACCTAAAAAATGTTTAACAAAAGTTGTGCTACTTGGATTAAATAAATGAAATTCACCACAAATACATTGGTCATTATCTGCTCCTGCCCCACCATATAAATTTTGAAAACCAGTTCCTTGAGCTATGTCATCACCCGCATTATAGTTAACTGTTGCAGGACTACCACCTTCACCCTGTATTCCTCTCCAATGAGTAGTTGTTTTTGTAACATTATAATTAGAACCACCATCTGCACTCAGATTAAATAAAAATGTTTTAATATCAGCACTACAATGCAAATTCACATATCTAAAAAGATATTCTTTATAAGTAGAATCTATGCCGCTTGTAAAAGATATAGTTGAATCACTAGACGCTGTTATTTCTGATAATAAAACTGCTGAGCCTCCACCGCCTATAGGTGTGTTATATCTAATATTTTTATATGTTGCCATTATGCTATCCCATACATTTTAAAAGTTCCTGCATCTATATTTCCTGCATTAAAAGCAAATCTTACAGCATCAACTGCACTCGTAGTATTGCAGTACCCTGCAAAATAAGCCGCTTGAGAACTAGCATTTACCTCTACACTATTTGATGTTCCTATAAAATGTTTTACAAAAGTTGTACTGGAAGGATTAAAAAGCCAAAGTTCTCCACTTACACAATCTTCAGCACTTCCATTTCCAATTCCTCTAGAAATATATTGATTTCCTGTTGCCTGTGCCAAGTCTCCTCCAGTATCATAAGTAATTTGTTCATCTGTGCCATCTTCATCATGCCTTGAATGAAAAAATGTAGTTGTTTTTGTTACATTGTAATTAGAACCAGTGTCTATTGAAAAATTAACATTTAAGTTTGGGCCATTATCCCCGGGATGACAATTAATAAATTTAAATACATATGTTTTATATGTATTATCTAATACAACATCACTAGTTCCATCTACAAATGATATACTACTACTTGAACTTGCAGTTAATGTTTTAATTAAAGTCATAGCACCTGCTCCAATTTGTGTTGATGTAGTAGCAGAAGGAGGTGTAAAATTATGTGCTATTGACGAATAAGTTGCCATTAATGTACTCCAAACATTTGTATTGTTCCACCTTGAATTTCTCCACTTGCCATTTGAAATCGAACGGCGTCAACAGCGGATGTTGTATTAAAATAACCTGCAACATGGCTGTTTATAGATAGGTCGCCTCCGTGTGTTTCATTCATTGTTGCAATAAAATGTTTTACAAAAGTAGTTGATGAAGGCTTAAATAACCATAATTTTCCACTAACATTACCATCATTATCTCCACTTAATGATTGAGCTAATTGTTGGTCGCCTGTTCCTTGTGCAATATCTTTATCTGTTTGATATGATAAAGCCGCAGAACTATCATTTTCTTCCTGAGTTCCTCTAACAAATGTAGTAGTCTTGGTTACGTTATAATTAGAGCCACTATCTGTTGAACCATTAAAACCAAATGTAGTATTATCAGTTTGTGGATGAATATTGTTAATTATAAACAAGTATTTATCATAGGTAGAATCTATACCACTAGTAAATGTTGCATTAGTATCAGAACCATCAGATGTAAAAGTAGCTAGGGGCATTAATGAGCCTGCACTTCCTCCATAATCTACATTATACTTTATTGCGTTATATGTAGCCATTACTTATGATCTAATAACCAACCTTGAGTAGAATCAACATATACTAATCTAAATGCGGCTCTTTCGGTTGAAACTGTTAAATCTGCGGCGTCACCTTGTATCTTGTGAGAATTTCTTCCTATTGTAATATTATTAGTGTCTGCTGTTGCCGCATAATCAACTATAGCAACAGTGTCACCTATTGATGCACTAGAAGGTAATGTCATAGTAATAGCACCACTTGTTGTATTTACAAAATATCCTCTTCCTGCAACCATTGTTGTATTACCTGTTATAACTGATTGCCATGCTACTGTTCCAAATCCGCTTGCAGTGCCACTGTTAGTTATTGTGCTACCAGATAAAATTTCAAAATTATTAGCGGTAAATCTAAAATCATCCGCACCTGCAATCTTAATATCTATCTGATCATCTGTATCTGCTGTAATACTTGTGTCACCATCAGCATCTAAAATTAGTTCATCACCGTTTATATCACGGTTCATTGGTGCACCTACTGCACCAGATATTTCTGTTATAAATATTGACGCGCCACTTGCAGGAGCAGTCGTAAATGTAATCTGTGTTCCACCTGTAGCTATTGTATAATCTGTTACAGGTTTTTGAATAACCCCGTCATGTGAGACTAAAAGCTGTGCCGGGGATCCTACTTGTGTACCTAAATCAAAAGTTACATTAGAACCATTATACGTATTTCCACTTGTATCTAGTACACTAAACGTGCCACCTTTAATTCCTTGTCCTACGTATGCCATTAATCAGCCTCCTCTATTGTGTTCCCTGCGTCTATCCATTCTTGAATATTATCCCAATCTGTATTGCCCGGGTTATTAGTTGGAGTAGTTATTTTTATAGAAGTATTATTATCATAAACAACATGAACTATTGTTTTTTCACTTGTTGTATATTTTACTTTTGTTATTGCCATTTTTTATCTCCTATAATTCTGCATTAAAATCTATTATTCCACTACTATTATCAGTAGCTATTTCTCCTGCTTCACCAATAGTACCACTTGCGTCTGAGCTATTATGCATTACTTGAATATTTTTAGCATTGCTTCTAGTTAAAGTAAAATCATCTACATAATCAGTAGAACCTTGAATATCTATTACATAAGCATTTGATGCACTCCCAGATACTAAACTAGGGTTTGTTCTAGGTTTGACTGGTAAATAAACAGACACTCTAAATTGGTCAGTATTTTTATAATATCCTGTTCCTACAGTTTGATTTGATAGACCATCTGCTCCATGTTGAGCAACTCTGAAAAAATATCTTGCACATCTTGCAAAATTATCTCCAAAACTTTCATGTTGAAAAGGTGGTAAGGTTGTAGAACTATACTCGCCTACTTCTAGTTGAACACCTGTAATTTCCCAGTTATTAGATGTGCTATCAGCATTATTAACTTGACCAACAAAAGAGTTAGCACTTGCATCAGCCGCCCAAGTAGTTGCTAAAGTACCACTTGTATAACTACTTCCCATAGCAATACCAAAACTCATTTGTATTCCTGTTGTATTATCATTTGCAATAACTGTTCCTGTGGTATCGGCTGGAAAATTAAGAACTTTATATTCCCATGTGTTAGATGATGAAACTGTATAAGCTATTGAGCAACTTCTATCGGCATCTGGTTTATACATTTTAACAATGTTTGTTCCAGTTTTAGTTGCTTTAATCCAAAAAGATAAAGTTGTTTTTTCTGCACTAGCTGTACCATGTTTAAGTAATTGCAAATCTTGACCTTCAAACTTATAATCAATTCTACATTGTGAGTTTGCATCAGGAGAGCCATTAGCTGTTGTATTATCCATTTTTAAAGATTTAGCAAAACCATCAGTAAAAGGGCTTCCACTTGATAAACTTTCCTGTGTTTGTGTCCATGTACCAATAAAAGCACCAGAATTAGCCGTTTCAAATCTATCCACTGTGTAAAGAGCACCGCCAGTTATCGAAGCTGTTGATGTTCCCCGTTGAGCCACAACCATATCGCCATTTATAATTAATGGTTTTGAAATAGGTCTTGTTAATCCTGCTGCCGCTAAAGTAGTTTGGCCTGTTCCTCCATTAGTTACAGGAGTTTCACCTGTCACCATATTTTCAATATCTATTTTACTTAGTGCCATGTTTTACTCCGTTGGTTGTTTCCATATTGCATGTTTTAATCTACCATTTTCTTTTTCAAGAAGCTCATCGTATTTAGATTCTGTTGTGTAATTAGTTGGAATGTCGCGAAGGCTTTGTCTCCAAGTTTTAATATAATTTGGCATTGTAACATCACTGTTAGACATCCAATCAGTTGATTCTAACTTTTCTAATCTTATTTGTTTTATTTGTGCAAGTTTTCTATCAACCTTTTTACTAGCCCAATCTGTTTGTATTGCATCCCACTCAGCTTCTTCTTCTGCTGTAAACTGAACGTTTCCATTTGGTGTTGCGTGATATCTAACCATAAATTATCTCCTATTTAAACCCATACATTCTAAATGTTCCTGTATCTATATTTGCACCAGATTCGGGAATAAATCTTATTCCTGTTACAGCAGATGTGCTATTTAAACCCCCTCCAACTTCTATCTGTCCTATGTCTTCATCTAAATCATATAGTATTTTTGCTGATACAAGTGTGTCATGACTATCTAAAGGATTCCAAATCTCAACATAACCATTAATATTTTTGTCATTAGCAAAAAAAGCCGCACCATTATTTAATGATACTCTATTGCTATCATAATCACCTGTTGCAACATCTGCATTACCATCATTTCCATTACTTTTTCTTCCATATCTTGCAGAAAAATAATCAGAGCTACCAGTTTGATAACCTCCAGATAATTTCATTTGCACACTTAAAAAATCATCATTAGCACTCATCTCAACACTTTGTAAAAAAATTTTATAATAATGATATGTTGAACTAAAATACCCATCAAAATCAACTGAAGAAACGCCACTAGATACAGTTGTAGTAGCTAATAAACTCCAATTTTGCAAATGAGTAAAATCTATTCTCTTTAATGTTCCTGCATCTGATATAAGCACTTCATCAGTTAACGCAGGTGTAGCCGCTAATTCTGTTGCACCTGTAATAGCTGTAGCATCAATATGCTCTTCGGAGATTGCATCGTCTGCTATTCCACCTGTTGGTATTTGTGTTTTACTCATGTGTTACTCCTCTTAGCCATCGTCTCTTTGTTTACGAGTTTTGTAATCACTTCTCGCTGTAACTAAATTTACAAAATCTGTTTGATTACTTGGAATAGGGTCAGTAAAAGATTCATCATCCATTAACTTTGTTGTCCATTCATTTTTCATTCTTTTCCAACAATTATTAATTTTACCATCTACTGCATCTTGAATCCATTTATCCAATCCTGCATTATTTGACATATCATTATATAAATCATTAGATAATATTTTTTGTTGTATGTCAGTTAAACTTACTTCTTTTTTGTGTGTTGCCATTTTATAACTCCTTTATGTTAAATTGTTTCATTTAGGCTACTAAATATCCTCCCCAGTGAGAACCAGTTCCTATATCTGCTACATCACTTCCATTTCTAAAATCAAGTTGTAATGTGACAGTATCATTTGCATCCATATCAATAACAGCAGAACAATTTATATAAAGTTCACTGCTTGTATGATAATTACCACCATCATCATTTTTAATATAATACGTTCTATTTGAAGCATTAAAAAATGCAACACATTGAGTCATAGAGTCTGTTACTCCTGATATTTCTAGAATTGCATGCAAAGCATATATTCCTGTTATTGGTGCAGTAAATGTAGCTGATGAAAAATCAGCATTTCTATCAATTACTTCTGTTGCAAAAACAACATCATAATTTGTACCACCACCTGTTACATTACTTAATGTGGAATTTACTTTTACTAAAAAAGAAGGTTGTAATGGTTTAGTTATAGCACCCGTAGCGTCTATAACCATATGAGAAGTTGTTCCTAGCGTGCTTCCTAATCCTATAGTTAAAGAATCAGCAGAGTCATCTAATCCAATATGATAATCTTGTGCATTACCATCAAAAACTATTTTACTATCGGCTGCTGCCGCACCACCAATACTTAAAGTTTTTGCAGTTAATTTAAAATCATCATTACCACCAATTTTAATATCTATTTGGTCATCAGCCGCATCTGCTGATATCGCTGTATCAGCGTCAGCATCAAGAACAAGTTCAGCCGCACCATTTAAATCTAATGTTGAGCCAACAGCAGGGTCTATTGTCCCTACAGCTTTAGCTTGATGGACAACATAAATATTATTCGTGCCGCTAGGAGGAGCGCCTGTGAATGACAAAGTTGTTCCACTAACAGTGTAAGCTGAGTTTGGATCTTGTCTTACGTTTCCTACAAAAACTTCAATATCAAGTGTACTGTTTGGTGAAGAATCTAATGTAAAATCAGTTGTACTTGCATCGCCACTAAATCTTTTACCAGCTAATGATTGAAATGCATTAGTTGTATCTAAGGGTGTTCCTACATATGCCATTCTACGTTAT